TGAGCACCAACCAGGCAGCCGCGCTGACCGGCCGCGAGATCCTGGTGGGCAGCGAGCTGATGGAAGTGGCGTCCGCGGCCGCAGGTGCTGCCGGTGCCGCTACCATCACCGTGAAGGACAGCCCCGCAACCACGCCTGCCGCGTCTACCGTGATCTATCCCGGTGAGGGCGGCGCAAAGGGCCGTGACGTGTATTCCACCCTGATCGTGGGCGCCGACGCCTACGGCGTGACCGAGCTGGAGGGCGGCGGTCTGCAGCACATCGTGAAGCAGCTGGGCTCTTCCGGCACCGCTGACCCGCTGAACCAGCGCGCCACCGCCGGCTGGAAGCTGACCAAGGTGGCCGAGCGACTGGTGGAGCAGTATATGGTGCGTATCGAGTCCGCCTCTACCTTTGAGAGCGGTCTGATGAACTGACACACAAGCGGAGGGGGCATTGTCCCCCTCCGCCCCGGACATGAGGAGTGATAAACATGGCAGAAAAGAAGCAGAGAACGCCTGAAGAAATGGAACAGGCATTGGCCGCGGCCAACGAGGCGCTGGAGCAGGCCAAGAAGGAGGCCGAGGACGCCAAGGAGGCCGCAAAGGCCGCCGAGGAGGTCATGCGTGGCATGTCTGTCAGAGAGGCGGACGACGGCATGGTATCGTTCTACGCTTTCAAGGACGACGACAAATACAAGGACGACATCGTGGTGGGGCTGAACGGCAAGGTGTACCGCATCCAGCGGGGAAAGCACGTCCGTATCCCGCGGCCGGTATACAACATCATCCGCCGGTCGATGGCCCAGGACGCGGCCACGGCGGAGATGCTGGAGGAAAAGGCCCGGGAGTATGAGGCGGTCAAGCAGCAGCTGAACTGACAACTGCATACCACCGCGAGACCCAAAAACGGCTGTGACACGGCGCAGCAAGCGGAGAAGGACGTTATCCTTCCTGCTTGCTGTGCCGTTTTTTCACGGCAGAAAGGAGCGGACATGACGAGGACGATACCTCTGAAAATCCAGAACGAATATATCACCGGCGACAAGTGTATGATCGGCGCTGCCGGGAGCCACAACGATGTTATTCTCCGCATGGAGTTCTCCGGCATGTGGGACGGCCTGACAAAAATGGTGCAGTTCCGCGATGCGCTGGGGGAGGCCACGATAGAGGTGCTTCTGACCGCTGACATGCTGGAGGCGGACGATACCAGCGTGTATCTTGTGCCGGTGCCAAACGGGGCCAAAAAGTACGCCGGTGAAATGACGCTGTGCGTAAAGGGCGCTGCGGTGGCCGGGGAAAAAGAGACACGGGCCACCACGGCGGTGTACGGGCGGTTCACCGTGGGCGAGAGCAAGTGGGACGGCAGCGCAGAGACAGAGCAGGACGTGCCGCCCACGCTGGCCGAGCAGTTGCAGATCCAGATCGACGCGGTGCTGGGCAAGATAAACGGCGCGGCCGCATCGGCCAATGCGGCGGCGGCATCGGCGCAGAGCGCGGCAGAAAGTGCAGAGACCGCCACGGCGGCAGCCGGAAGCATAGGTAATTCTGTGACGGCGGCGGCAAAAAGCGCGGCGGCGGCAGCGGCCAGCGAAAAAAGCGCGGCGTACTGGGCCGGACAGGCACAGCAGGCCGCAGGCGGCGGCGTGGTGAGCTTCAACGGACGCGCAGGAAGCGTTTTACCGCAGGCGGGAGATTACGACAAGAAAATGGTCGGACTGGGCAACGTGGACAACACCAGCGACCTTGCAAAGCCCATTTCCGATGCCACACAGACGGCATTGAACGCCAAGCAGGACATAACGGACAAGCTGACGCTGACGCTGGCGGCGGCAAGCTGGACAGGGAGCGCAAGCCCTTATACCCAGGGCGTGACCATCATGGGTGGCACGGCCACCAGTCAGGCAGACATTCAGGCAGACGCAGCGGCGATACAGCAGATGCTGGACGATGGCACCAACGCCATCTACATCGCCAACAACAACGGAACATTTACCGCCTACGCGGTGGGAGAGAAGCCTACCGCTGACCTGAACATTCAGGTGACGGTGTACGACGTGAAGGAGGGAGTTTAACAATGGTAATTATCGGTAGGTCGCAAATAGCGGGGGGGGTACTGCTAAACGGTTAGAGTTTGAGTACACCGGAACGTACAACGAACGGCTTGATGATGGCGTGGTTGAGCTGCTGAGTACCGGGACGCTGAAAGTCACGAAGGACACGTACATTGACGCCTTTTTGGTAGGAGGCGGAGGCGCCGGGTCTGGAAGTGGTGATGGATTTAATTCAACTTATAACGGCGGTGGAGGTGGGGCAGGTGGCTTTACAAAGACCATCACAAAAGCGCTACTTCAAGCAAATGTTGAGTATTCCATCGTAATTGGAGCGGGTGGGATTGCACTGGTTGGCAAAGCAGCCTATGAAAAGGTGGGCCCCGCTGTAGGTAATACAGTTGCTTTTGGCTATACGGTAGAGGGCGGAAAATCTGCGTCCTCCCATCTAAACGGGGGTAACGGTGGCTCTGGTGGAGGCGTAGCTGGTATCAAGGGTTCTACAGACCCCGAACCCGGCGACGGAGCCAGCGACGGGAATAACGCGCTTACAATCGGTTCGAGGGATGGCGGTACCGGTCAGGGCACCACTACTCGTGAGTTCGGCGAAGCGACTGGCAAGCTGTATGCCGGTGGTGGCGCAGGATCAAGGGGTTCCAACTCTTCAACCAAAGCTTCTGGCGGTGAAGGGGGAGGGGGAACACAGGGTATATCTGGCAAAGCTAACACTGGTGGCGGTGGTGGGGGCGGAACGATAGCAGTTTCGAATAATGAATATGTGTCTTATCCCGGTTCCGGCGGTTCGGGCATCGTGTGCATAAGGCTACACAAAGAATAAACACGGCCTCCGTTTCGGAGGTCGGGAACGGAGGGTTATATGGCAAGTATATGTGGTTCCCCTGTTTGTGCCGGTGGTAAGCCGAAGCTGAAATTTACCTACACAGGGGACTACGTGGTCCGAAAAGACGGTGTGGTGGAGTTGCTGACAAGTGGAACCATTGTGTTCCTCGAGCCGAAAGTCATTGACGTGTTTATGGTCGGTGGTGGCAGCGCAGGTGGTGGTAATCCCGGCGGAGGACAATCTGTTGGGCGTGGCGGTGGTGCTGGCGGATACACACGCACAGTTAGGCGCATGGCGGTAACACCTAACACGCAATACCCGGTAACTATCGGGACAGGCGGTGCAAATTATGACGTTGATGGCGGTAGTAGTGCTTTTAACACTTTCTCAGTGGCAGGTGGCGAAAAGGTTGGTAGCAACACTAATGGTGGAAACGGCGGTTCCGGTGGAGGTGGCGCCGTTATGAATAACTCCGACTACGGTACAGGAGGCAGTGACGGCCAAAATGGCGAACAAGGTTACTGGTCAGGTCATACTATAAACGGAGGAAACGGGCAAAAAACTACTACCAGAGAATTTGGCGAAGCAAACGGAAAACTGTACGCCGCTGGTGGCGGCGGCGGTAGGTATATATCAGCACCAACACCCGTGGTATCAATTGGCGGCGCAGGTGGCGGCGGGTCTGGCGGCTGGTTTGGTAGTAGTGACTATCAAGCCCCCGCCGCTGGCGTTGCAAACACAGGTAGTGGTGGTGGTGGTGGCGTGACTGGTACAAAAAATCACAGCATCGATGGTGCTTCAGGTGGTTCCGGTATTGTGTGTTTCAGAGACGCTGCGAAGTTGCCGGAGTTGGCCGGGACGTGGGTGCTGAATGAGCGGTTGTATGCACCGGAGAATGATTTTGACGAAATAACTGGCTATCGGTTTAAAGTTGGGACAATAGAATGCACCAGGATTAGGACAGCCAATCTCACAGGTCTAAGTGCATTCAGAGTTTTTTCTGGTGATACTGTAGATATATATATTTTTAGCACCAACACATGGAAAACCACGGCCAGAACTCTAACTTTCCCCGCAGGCGCAACCGCTTCCGACGAGTTCCGCGCGTGGCTGGCGAGCAACGCGACAAAACAAGCGTAGGAGGTGCTGGAATGGCTATTACAGGAAAACCCATCGCAATGGGCATCAGCGGGGGCACGGTGTACTTCCCGGTCAGCTACACGGCACGGCACAGCATGAGGGACGATGGGAGCGTGGTGCTGCTGGAAAGCGGACGGGCGACCTTTGACAAGCCCACGGCGGCAACAGTGACCACAGCAGACGGCAAGAGTGCCACGGCGGTGCTGGATGGCACCTACGACGTGGCGATAGGCAGCGAGGGCGGCACGACCTCTTTCGGCGACATCGTAAGCGGAGAGGGGCCTGTGACGCTGACAAAAGGAGCGTGATTAAGTGAGATACGCATTAGTGGAAAACGGCACAGTGACCAACATCATCGAAATGGACAAGCGGAACGAGCAGTTCTTCCCCTCCGCCGTGTACACCGGTGACAGGCCGGTGGGCATGGGCGACACGTACAAGGAGGGCAAGTTCTACCGTGACGGGAAAGAGGTGCTGACGGCACTGGAGGAGGCCAACAACGAGATAGACAGTTTGACGCAGCAGCTGGGCGAGGCTGTGGAAACCATCTATCAGGCGGATATGGAGGTTATCGGATGAGCATGATTATCGGTAAAGCGTTAATTGCGGGGGGGGTATTGCTAAACGGTTAGAGTTTGAGTACACCGGTACGTACAACGAACGGCTGGATGATGGTGTTGTGGAATTTCTGACTACGGGTGTGCTGACCTTTAACAAGGAGGCAACGATAGACGCTTTTCTTGTGGGAGGCGGTGCAGGCGGACAAGGCGGCACATTCGGTAGTTCGCAAAACGCTTCTTATGGCGGTGGCGGCGGTGCTGGTGGTTACACCAAAACACTGACAAACTTCGTGCCCCGTGCAGGCGTGGGATATTCCATTGTCATAGGCGCTGGCGGAAGTGGCGGCACATACAGCACTGCTGGAGGCCCTGGAGGGGATACATCTGCTTTCGGCTATACGGTAAACGGCGGACAAGTATCAGGCGCGAAAGTTACTGGAGGAACTGGTGGAAGTGGCGGCGGAGGCGGAGGCGGCGCTGGCCTCGGCGCCGCTGGTGGCGCTGGCGGTAGTGATGGTGGCAATGGTGAAACTAAATACGGCACCGGCGGAACCGGTCAAGGCACAACCACACGCGAGTTTGACGAGGCAACCGGGAAACTGTATGCAGGCGGCGGCGGTGGCGGGAAATGCGGAAGTGGAACCGGTGCTGGTGCTGGCGGAGAAGGTGGTGGCGGCGATGGGAGTGTGGCCCCTCATACAGCTGCTTATTCCGGGGAGGCCAATACCGGCGGCGGAGGCGGCGGCGGAGCTGGTTATTATGATCCAGCCGGTGGTAGGCTCATGCAAGGCGGAACTGGCGGCTCGGGCATCGTGTGCATCCGGCTGCATAAGGAGAGCGCGTGAGCGCGGAAAGGACAACTATGCTGTTATTCAAGAGAGGAACGAGGACGGAGGAGTACATAGCGCAGTACAAAAAGGAGCACCCCAACACCGGCGGCATCATAATGGCGCCCATACCGCGCCACTCGGTGGTGGGCTGGGACTTGCTGTGGGAGCAGGGGTTCTCGGACTACCAGTGCGGGCTGCTGTGGCGCATATTCCTGTGGAAGATGGAGCAGAGGAAACGTGAGAGCGCAGGCAGCGGTCTGCGGACGGCAAACTGAAAGGAGAACGACTATGTACAACATTATGACGAAGCTCATCAACAAGCGGTTTTACAAGACGAAGGAGGAGGCACAGCAGAAGTGCGACGTGTTTTACGCCGTGGGGCGTATCACGGACGAGCAGTACACGGAGCTGTGTGCGCTGATCGAGAGCGTGTACGCGGAATAAGGGCGGGGAGAATTACTCCCCCCGCCGGATGTAGGCTTCCTCGGCACTGATCTGTGCCTGCTTGAGCGCGGCAACGGCCTTTTCAAGCTGGGCAATGGCGTCCGTGACGGCGTTGAACAGGGCGAAATACTCTGGCATGGGAACACCTCCTTTCTGCAAGCAGGATAGCACATGGGGCGTGTCATAAACGGTCGAAGGGTGTCGAGGGGCAAAAATAATTTGAGAGGAGAACGCGGCGAATGGAACCGTGGATGAAGGAAGTGCTTTTGCCCATCGTGCTGGCTATGTTGGCAAGTAACGGGCTGTGGGCGCTGATAGGGAAGCGGCGTAATAAGAACGATGTGGAGCGAAATATGCTGGTAGGGCTGGCGCATGACCGCATCATCCATCTGGGCATGGTGTACGTGACACGGGGGTACATCACGCAGGACGAGTACGAAAACCTCAATGACTATCTGTATCAGCCGTATGAAAAGATGGGCGGCAACGGCAGCGCAAAACGGGTCATGGAGGAAGTGAGGAAGCTGCCCATCAAGCGAGAGGCGTAAAGCCGGAAAGGAAGAACTATGAAACTGAGCAATCGTATGTATGACATCATCAAGTGGTGCGTTATCATCGTGCTGCCCGCTATTGCGGCGCTGTACTCCGGTCTGGCCGGTATCTGGGGCTGGCCCTATGCGGAGCAGGTCGTGAGCACCATCTCCTGCATCACCGTTTTCCTCGGTGCTGTGCTGGGCATTTCCAGCGCCAGCTATAAGAAGGAGAAGGATCTGGAGGAAGCAGCATGAACGGCGGCAGTAAGGTCATCAAGATAGCCCGGGAGGAGCTGGGCTATCTTGAGAAAGCGTCCAACGCGCAGCTGGACAGCAAGACCGCCAACGCAGGGGACAAAAACTTCACGAAGTACGCACGGGACATTGACGCAATCCCCCATTTCTACAACGGGAAAAAGCAGGGGTATCCGTGGTGCACGGTTTCCCTTGCCTGGTGGTTTATCAAGGCGTTCGACGTTAACGAGGCGAAACGGCTGCTGCTTTTGCCGGAGGACAGTCTGGGCGCGGGCGTGTACTACCTGAAGCGGTACTTCAAGGCGGCGGGACAGCTGGGCAGCACCCCGAAGGTGGGCGCTGTGGTATTCTTCGGCGATGACCACACGGGCATCGTGACGGAGATCGTGGGCAAGGGCTTCCGCACCATCGAGGGCAACACCAGCCCGCAGAGCGGCGTGGTGGGCAACGGCGGCGGCGTGTACGAGAAGGAGTACGCCAGCGTAAAGTCCTCGTACACCTTCGGCTACCCGGATTATCAGGAGAGCGACGAGGACGCGCCTGCGGAGAAGCCGAAGATCTATTTGTCCCCGGCGTACCACAAGGCCAACCAGTGCTGCTATAAGCGCCCCAATGGACAGCAATGTTTTGAAACTCTCGAAAACAACGAGTTTCTGGACATTTTGCAGCCCATGCTGGAGCGGTGCGGCTTTGACATCATGCGCGGTCCCCGCCGGACGCCCATGAGCGACGAGTACGGCCCGGACTATATGTACCGCGCCATCAAGGAGAGCAACGAGTGGGGCGCAAAGGTGCACTATGTGTCCCACACCAACGGCAGCACCAACGGCCCCACCGGGTATGGAACGGTAAAGGGCTTTTTGTCCATGTACCACCCCAGCAGCGCCAACGGGAAGAAGCTGGCGGAGCTGATGGTAAAGTACCGGAAGGCCATCTACCCCCACGGATGCCGGACGGCGACGCGGAGCGACCTGCACGAGCTGGACGATACGAACGCCTACGCTGTGTACCAGGAGCACGTGTACCACGACAACCCGGAGGACGCGGCGTGGTTCCACGAGCACATGGAGGATTGCGCTGTGGCGGACTGCAAGGCGCTGTGCGAGTTCTGCGGGCTGGAATATGTGGAGCCGGAGAAGCCGCAGGAACCGGAACAGCCGGAGACACCGGAACAGCCGACCGTGACCGAAACGTACACCGTGAAGGTGACGCGGAGCGCGGACGGGAAAAGCGGCACGTGGGAGATTATGAAGTGAGGTGAAGACATGACGGTTACAGAGACCATTTCGCAGGCGGACGAGCTGCGGCTGAACACCATAAGCGACGAGCAGAAAGCGGCGTGGGTGATGGGGCTGGACCAGCAGATCGGGGAGAGGATCGATATGGCCTCCTACGTACACAGTTGGCCGGCGGGCGACGGGGAGCTGCAGCTCCCCGCGCCCTACGACCGGGTGTATGTGCTGTATCTGTGCAGCCAGATCGACTACTACAACAACGAAACGGCGCTGTATGGCAACGACAAGGCGGTGTATGACGAGGCGATGAGTGAGGCAATGGCGTGGTGGCGCCGGCAGCACTGCCCGGACAACACCGGGAATGTGCGGGTGATGGGATGAGACTGGCAAGCCTGCCCTATTCCCTAAACCCCAACAAGGTGGAGATGGTGCAGATGCGAGGCATCAACTGGTCGGACGCCATACAGAACGGCGATTTGCGGGACAGCCTGAATTTGTCAGCCAGACGGTGGCCGTACATCACCACGCGGAAGGGCCGGGTGAAGCAGACCGGGTACCAGAACGTGACGGCGCTGACATCGTGGGACAAGCTGGTGGCGGTGCAGGGGACCTCCCTGCTGTACGACGGACAGGTGGTGGGCACGGTGACGGCGGGTAAGAAGCAGTTTGCCGTGGTGAATACCAAGATGGTGATATGGCCGGACAAGGTGTATCTGGACATCAAGGACCAGCAGGTAAAGCCATTGGCGGCGGAGATCATCGGCAGCAAGGCCACGTTTGCCACCAACAAAATAACCGTGAACGGCTGGGCGGACTTGACCACGAAGTTCAAAGCGGGCGACGGCGTGACACTTTCCGGCTGCACCTCCAAGACGGAGAACAACAAGGATTTTGTCATTAAGGCGGTCACCTCCAACACGATCACGGTGGCGGACAACACGTTTACGGCGGTGAACGAGGCCAGCACCAGCATTAAGATCGAGCGAAAGATACCGGACCTGGACTACATCTGCGAGAGCGAAAATCGGCTGTGGGGCTGCGATAACGACACGCAGACCATATACGCCAGTGCGCTGGGCGACCCCACGAATTTTTACGTGTACGAGGGACTTTCCACAGACGCCTATACGCTGGCAGTGGGCACGGAGGGGAAATTCACCGGCTGCTGCAAGCTGAGCTCTTCGGTGCTGTTCTGGAAGGAGACAAAGCTGCACAAGATGCTGGGCAGCTATCCGGCGGAGTACGCCATGTACACCTACGAAATGGAGGGCTTGCAGGATGGATGTCAGAAAAGCCAGCAGGTGATCAACGACACGCTGTTTTATAAAGGCCCTCACGGGGTATACGCTTACTCCGGCGGCACGCCGGGGCTGATCAGCGACAACTTCGGCGAGAAGGAGTTTACCGATGCGGTAGCCGGCAACGACGGTGACAGCTACTACCTGAGTGTGAAAGACGGCGCGGAGCACCGGCTGATGGTGTATGAGACCAAGACCGGGATATGGGTGCTGGAGGACGGCACGGAGGCGGTGGACTTTGCACGGCTTGGCAAGAAGCTGTATATGCTGGACGCCAATGGAAACGTGCTGCTGCTGGATGGCGAGGACACGCCGCAGACGCAGGAGTGGATGGCGCAGTTCGCCCCCATGTATGAGACCATCGACGGCAAGAAAGCGTATTCAAAGATACTGATGCGGCTGGAGCTGCCGAATGGCAGCTATATGACGGCGCAGATGCGCTGCGACGGGAAGCCGTGGCAGACGTGCGGCAAGGTGGTGGGCAAGGAGCACAATGTGACCAGCCTGCGGCTTGCGGCCAACCGGTGCGACAAATTTGAGCTCAGGCTGGAGGGTAAGGGCCCGTGCACCATACTGGGCATATCGAGAGCGTTTATGGTGGGGAGTGATGTGAAATGATCGTTTTCCCGGAGAGCATAAACGAGCTGCCGAAGGAGAACCTGTCAGAGGCGCTGGACATAACGGAAAACTACATTAAGTACATGTGCCAGCGCATTGACTGGGCAGTGGGCAACGTGACAAAGAACGTCAGCAAGGCGGGCGTGTCTAACGCGGAGATGTACATTCTGCTGACGGCGCTGCAGAATACGGTGTCCGCCCTACAGAGCACGGTAAACAGCCAGGGGGCCAGCATATCGGCGCTGACGCAGAGTGTGACGGTACTGGGCAACGACTACACAGCGCTGGAGCAGAGAGTGGCGGCGCTGGAGAACAAGACATAAGGAGGATGCCTATGGCTATACGGAAAAACAAAAAAGCGACGACCGGCAGCGTTATGGGCGCAATAAGCGGACTATACGGCAATGCCGGCAACAGCAAACTGAATAACTGGCGGAACACGGTTTCCGGCGGCGCCATAAACAAGGCGACAAGTAAAAACAACGCGGTCAACGGCGCTTTGGCGGGCGCATTGGGCGGCGCTGTGGGCGGCGCGCTGAACTACGGGAACAGCGGCGGCAATTCCGGCGGAGGCTACACGCAGACGCGGGTGGAAATGCCGGTAGATGTGGGCGCGCTTCCCACCTTCAACAGCTCGTATCTGGATCAGCTGAATGCTTTGGCGCGGCAGCTGACCAGCATGAACTATGAGGACTGGACAAAGGGCAGCCAGTACCAGTCGCTGGCGGATCGGTATGGCAATAACGGACGGATGAGCATGCAGGACGTATTGGGGCAGGTGGCCGCCCGCACCGGCGGCTTGGCCTCCAGCTATGCCACCACGGCGGCGCAGCAGCAGTACAACCAGTACATGGCGCAGCTGGAGGAAGTGGCGCGGCAGATGTACTCCCAGGAGCGCGGCGACATTATGGACACCGCCAATTTGTACCGCAATCTGGCAAACGACGAGTACGGCCGCTATCGGGACAGTCTGGCAGATTACAATGACCGTCTGGCGGCGGCACAGAGGGCGGCACGGAGCGCATACAGCGGCAGCAGATATTCCGGCACGACAAGCATTGACCGGCTGAAAAGCCGCAGCGGCAACGGTGGGTCCGGCGGCAGCGACAACGCAAGATACAGCAGCAGCACGGCACTGAACCTTGCTACCAGCAACGCAAGGACCACCAGCGGGCAGGTGATGGCGCTGGAGGCTATGTACGAAAACGGGAACATCACAAAGAAGCAGTACAGCGATCTGGTATACGCCGTGAAGAACCCGGGGAAATAAGGAGGGCGCGATGGGCTGGAAGCAGACATTTCAGAAGAAAATGAAAGCTGCGGGGATGGAAAACGACATCCCCGCAGCAAGCCGGACAAACCGCAATGCAGATAGCGGTGGGTGGCAGGATAAGTTCCGCAGCAAAATGGAAGCTGCCGGCATGGGCGGCGACATTATCCGCACCGGAGGCAGAACGGCGGCGGATGTAGCGCCCAGCACCTATAAGCCGGACACGTCTATGCTGGTTACGCCGAGCGTGCCTGCGGGAAACACAACAAGTGCGGCGGGGAAATATAACGTTGGGCAGGGGCTGGCAAAGGCCGGACAAATGGGTCTGACGCAGATCGCCAAAGTGGGCAGCTCTGCCGGCGCATGGATAGAGAACCTGCTGGGTGATTTTGCCCGGGAGGGCTCCAACGGCTACTGGGACCCGGACACCAGCAACTGGCTTTTCAACCGCTGGAACAGGGCCATTGACGCGGAGGCGCAGGGCGTGCAGCAGCGGTACGCGGAAAACACGGCACGCGGCGGGAAAGCGGCGCAGGTTTTTGAAGACCTGGGGGCGGCGACGGTGGCGGCGGTACCGCAGGCTATTGCGGCCTTGTGGACCGGCGGCGCCAGCGCGGCGGCGCAGGCAGGCGCACTGGCGGAAAACGCGGCAGCTTCCTCCGGTCTGGTAAGCACCATTTCCCGTAGCATGCGGACAATGGCGAAAGACCCCAACTTCCAGCTCTCCTTTGCCCAGGTATTCGGCCCCGGCTATGAACAGGCAAAGGCGGACGGTGCGGACGATTTCCGCGCATCCGTGTACGCCATCGGCAACGGACTGATGAACGCGGCGGTGGAAGTGGGCGGCGGTATCCAGACGCTTCCTAAAGAATTGCAGAACGGCGGCAGCGCATGGAAAGCATGGGTGGACGCCATGCTGGACGAGGGCAAGGAAGAGGCCGTGCAGGGCGTGATCGAGCGCGCCACGCAGAACGCCGTCTATGGGCGGGACAACCCCCTTGTCGGTATCGGCAACGGCGCCATCTTCGACCCAGCGGCAACGGCGGAGGAATTTGCCGGCGGCGCTATCGTTGGCGGTATTCTGGGCGGCGGGCAGGTGGGCGTCAACACCCTTGCCAACCGCGCGGCATACAACGCGGCCAGAAAGCAGTATGACCGGGACGTGCGGCAGAACACCGCGCCGGAGATGGACGGCAGGACGGCGGAAGCTGTGGAGGCGGTGACCCGGGGCGAGACGATCACCGGCAACCAGGCGGCGGCCATTGCACGGGACCCGGTGGCCGTGGAAACACTGGAGGCCAGCACCGGGGTAAAGCTGGACACGGAAAAGCCCATCAGCCAGCTCAAACGTGAAATTATCGCCCTTGCAAGCCGCGAGACAGCGCAGGAGCAGACACAGCGCACCACGGCTATCCCCCAGACGCAGAAACGCGCACAGAAAGCCGTGGGTGGCTTTATGGAGGCGGGGCAGAGAGCGTATCAGCAGGTGCGGGAGACAAGCGGCAGCGGCGCGGAAGTGTACGCAGGCTTTTCCGCCATGTACAACGCGGGACTGAACGGCGTTGAGGCGGACAAGGCCAAGGGCAAGTACGCGGCGATGCTGACGCCGGAGCAGCGGTACACGGCGTACAACGCAGGGCTGGAGGACGCCAGGGCGCAGGTGGCACGGGAAAATGCGGACGCAGCATCCGTGACCACCACGGCGGGGGCCGGGCTGGCGGACAATGCCTACAGCCGGTACATCATCGCCAAAGACAAGGGCGCGGCCTCGACGCTGAACACCATCGGCAAGAAGCTGGGCGTGCGTATCGAGTTCGTGGACAGCATTATGGATGGGCAGGCCAACGGCCAGTACATCAGGGAGAAAAACCTGATCCAGATCGCGGCGGACAGTACGAACCCCATCTATGAGGTGGCGGGGCACGAGGTCACCCACCGGATGCAGGACCTGTCCCCCGACGAGTACAGGGCGTTCCGGCAGGCGGCGATAGAGTACCGCATGCGGGAGAACGGCGCGGACACGGAAACGGAGGTCGTGCAGCGGTACATGGAGGCGGCGGAGAGAGCCGGCGTAACGCTGACGCAGGACGAGGTGATGGACGAGATCGCCGCGGACTTCGCGGGGCGGATGATCGAGGACACGGATCTGTTCGCGCAGTTTGCCAAGGACAACCGCACGGCGGCGCAGAAGCTGCTGGACGGGCTGAAGGAATTTCTTGCCAAAGTCAAGGCTATGTTCACCGGCAAGACAAGAGACAACGCGGCGATGGATGCCTACGGCAAGACCTTTGGTGAGCTGGAGGACATTGCACAGAAGTGGCAGGCGGCCTTTGACGCAGCGGCAGCGCAAGCGGAGAAAACAAAAACCGCCGCCGGGGATGGCGACGGTGTAAAGTATCAGATCAAGCAGTTCCCCAATGGCATGAAATACGTTCAGGCGGACAGACAAGTATTATTTGGCAACGACCCCAAGGCGTGGAGTGAACAGCTGGAAAGCTATATTAACGGCAAAATCCGCAATCACGAGGATGTTCGCCTGATTGCCGAGGACGGCGATATTCTGCTCCTGACAAGTAAATCTGCTGGGAAGCTGAGTAGCATTTACGACAACAATGGTCGAACGCTGGATGAAAAAGCATTTGAACGTAAAGCAAATGCGGCTGCTCACATCGACGAACTCATTAAGGTTTCTGAGCGCGGAGGAAAGACTGTCCTTGACTTTGGTGGGCGTCACGGTGACATGGCAAAAGACGGCTGGAACTATCGAACGGCGTATTTCATGGATTTTGATGGAAAGTATTATCGAACGCGCATTTCCGTTGCGCTGGGTAAGGATGGGAGCATTGTCTACAATATCGGGGAAATGCAAGAAAGAAGCACTCCCCAAATTAACGGCTCTTCCGGAAACTCCGGCGCTCAGCGGGGGAATGCTTCTGGTATTAGTATACTCACCGATGGCGAGAATGTCAAGCCGAAGTTTTCGCTGAAAGCGCCTGTGGAGGAGACAAAAAACCTGCTGGCGCTGCATAACCTGACAGAGAAGAACCTGCTGGATGCCGCAAAGTTGGGCGGGCTTCCTATGCCGAGCATTGCCATCGTAAAGGCAGATGCAGGCCACGGAGAGTACGGCGACATTTCGTTTGTGTTCAGTAAGGACACTATTGACCCGCAGTTGTTCCGCAGCAACAAAGTGTACGGTTACGATGCATGGACGCCGACAGCACCTGCGATTGAGTTCAAAGCCAACGGGAAAGTGGAAAAAAGACTGCATGACTTGTATTATCGTATTTACAACGAAAAAGGCAGAGACTTTGTAGACCCGTTGTATTCTGTGGCAAATATGCTGGAAGATGAACTTAACCGCAGAGGCGGTGTGGACAAAATCATCAGCTCAATGCGCGACGATCCGCGTGTGATGAACATTTACCTTGAAGACACCGGGCGCGGCGCCGTGGATAATGTAATGAAGCGCGAAGTCACACGCATGGACGACAACCAGCAGGAAATGGCATCGTTCTTGATCCGCGAATTGGGGGAGAGCACTGTAAACGATTTTCGCACAAAGGGCGGCGAGCCGCCTATTACAGCAAGAAAACTGTGGTATAGGAAACACGGCGAAGCGCTGAACGCCGCACTGCAAAAATACTACGAAAAGCTGGGGGTTCCTGCAAAGGATGCGGCCGATGTGGTAAATGCAGAAACCGTTGCGGCAAAGACGCGGTATTTGCTGGATGCGCGAAAGTATCTGGACGGAAACGCGGAAACCGTGACGGAGGAAGTGGACAGAGACGCTACCAACACGGCCATCCGCGGCAAGGTAAACAAAAAGGAATACGACCAGTGGCTTGACAATCTGTTTGACGGAGTAGTAGAAAAAAAGGGTATCCGAAACAACAAGGCTATGTTTACGCCACAGGGGAATCGTCGCAGCTTCGATGCTTTGCATTATGAGGTGAATCTTGAAAACATTGTAAAAGCAATGAAGGAGGACACGCAAAAAGGTGGCGGGATATTATTTGGCGGTCAGGCGATATGGGGTGTAACCGCAAAGGATTACCGATCTATTGCGGACATAAAGGCAGATTCCGATAGGCTGGGGCATTTTCCGGAAGAAGAATATAGCAAGATTCGGGAGAACTACACAGACCGATTGGATGACTTGGTCTTAGAAATTAAGGATCCCAACGCCCGTAATGAGTTTTTGGCGATGGATGATGCGGCGACGGCTATTATAGACACTTTGCGTACAAAGCATACCGTATCCGCTATTGACAAAGAACTTCGCACTTACTCTATGCTGCAAATTAAATCGGACACAGCGGAAAAAGTGTTGCGATTGGCACAGGATATTTCCAATATGCCGACCAGATATTTTGAGGCGAAGCCGCAGAGAGCTGTTGGATTTGATGAGGTGTTGGCAGCGGTCATCCCTAACGATGCTAGCGCAGAGGTAAAGGCAGCGTTGGAAAACGCCGGTGTGCGGATGATCGAATACGCAAGCGGAGACGAAAAAGCACGGCTGGATGCCGTGAACAGCGTAGAGGGTGCCAGATTTCAGCTGCGGAGTACGGCAGACATTGAGCAGGAGGTGCGTGACCTGAAACGGGAGCGCACAGCACTGGCCAGCCGCAACCGCGCATTGGAGCAGCGGGTGCAGGAGCTGAAAGGCGAAATGCGGATCAGCAAGGAGCCCTCTGTGGTGCTGCGGGACGTGAAAAATCTGGGGCGCGAGACCATCCGCAAGTACGGCAGCGACGTGAAATACGGAGACATTCAGGAGGACATGGAGGCGCTTGGCAAGGCTGTGATGAAGAAAGACGTGAGCATGGCCGACCTTATGCCCTACGCCAGAAACGCGGCGACGGCAATCGTGGACAACACGACGGGGCTGACGGAGCACGGCGCGGAGCTGCTGGAGATCAAAGACTACCTGAAGCGGCAGAAGATCCTTTTCAACGGGGAGATGGACCACTACAACGAGTTCCGCAAGCGGTACATGGGAACGCTGAAGCTGAACAAGTCGGAGGGCTTGCCGGTGGACACCATGTACGATGAAATGACGGAGATGTTCGGCGAGGGCTATTTCCCCAGCGACGTGTATACCGAGGCGGACAAGCTGCAGCAGATCGCGGATGTGCTGGACAGCATGGACAGCATTTATGAAAACCCCTTTGACAGCTACCGTGACGCAGCCATTCAGGAGATCGCCAATGACATTATTGACGGCATGATCTCTGACCAGGTGCGGCAGAAGAAGACCTTTGCCGACCGGCGGGAGCTGGAGAAGCAGGAGGCCGTGGGACGGGTGCGTGAAATGCTGACAAAGGAGCGGGAAAAGCGCCGGGACATGGTGAAGCGGATGCGCCGGGAGTACAGCGAGAAGACCCAGAAGGGCCGGGAGAAGCGGTACGCCGCGGAGATGCGTGCAAAGATTGCCAGACACACGGGGCCTTTGTCCGAAAAGCTGCTGCGGCCAACAGACAAGCAGCACATTCCGGAGGAGCTGCGCGTGGTGGTGGCCGATCTGCTGCGGAACATCAACCTGGAGAGCGCATACAGCTACGACGAAAACGGACGGCTGCGGAAAAACGCCGGCGGTGATCCTACCCGGCGGACGCAAGAGGCCGTAAAGCTGAAAAAGGCATACGAGGATATCATTGCCCGTGAGGGGAACATGGTGGTGGACCCCGATCTGCTGGACAGCGGCGGTCTGCTGGACAGTCTGGCGGCGCTGGGCGGAAAGCGTATCGCCGACATGAACGTGACGGAGCTGGAGACCGTATGGAACGCGGTGCGGGCTATTGAGGCCACGCTGACCAGCTACGACCGGACGCTGGCGAACCAGAAATACGCACGGACCAGCGAGTGGGCGGACAGCCTTATGATGGGCAGCATGAGCCGGAAGCGGCGGAACCGGAAAATCTCGCTGGATATGGCGGACCCGTATACGTTCTTCTCCGCCTACGGCGACGGCGGCATGCAGGTATACCGGACGCTGCGGAACGCGCAGGATCGGGAGCACGTGATGCTGACGGAGCTGCGGGAGGCGGCTAAAAAGTTCCTGGATGCGGATGTGTACAAAAACCGCTTTGAACGGCACACGTTCACCACAAGCCGGGGCGTGGAGCTGACGCTGACCAACGAGCAGATCATGAACTTGTACAACCTGGCAAAGCGCGGCGAGCAGGCTATGAACCACCTGATGGTGGGCGGCATCGTGCAGCCGGAGATCAAGCGGGACGGCAAGCTGAAAGCCATCCCCCGCGGGACGGAGAACATTCTGCTGACGCTGGAGGACGTCAGGTCCATCACCTCCGTGCTGACACCGGAGCAGATCAAGGTGGCGAACGGATTGCAGAAGCTGGCCAGCACGAAGCTGGCGGAGTGGGGCAACGAGGCCAGCATGCCCGTGTACGGCTACCGGAAGTTCATGGAAGAGCACTACTGGCCCATCAAGACGGCGAAGGAGGCCACGGCATCCAGCGTGGAGAAGGGACCGGACATCGCCAGAGAGATCAAGAATATGGGCAGCGCAAAGGCCCTGACGCCAAACGCCAGCAACGCGCTGGACATTGGCGGCGTGTACGACGTGTTTGCGCAGAACGCCAGCGACATGATCAAGTACGCCACGCTGCTGGCCCCGATGGAGGACATTAACCGGCTGTACAACTACCGGTACCGGGACAGCATGGGCAACCTGACCGGGAAGAACGTGCGGCAGGTGCTATCCGGCGTGTACGGCGACGCGGCGCAGAGCTACTGGCGAAACCTGATGCGGGATGTGCAGAACGGCATGGTGAAGAACGCCAGCGCCACCACAAGGGCCGTGGAGCGCATCGTGGGCAACACGAAGGGCGCTGCGGTGGGTGCGAACCTGCGCGTGGTCATCCAGCAGCCCACAGCGTACTTCCGGGCGGCGGTGGTGCTGGACCCGGAGAACATGGCGAAGGGCCTGGGCAACGGCGTGACCAAAGGCAACGGATGGGACAAGGCCCGGAAGTGGGCGCCCATTGCGGGCATCAAGGACACGTCCGGCTTTGACCAGGGCAGCCGGTACACCATTGCGCGGGAGGTATACGGCACGGACGGCAGCTTTATGGCGTGGCTGAACGACAAGAGTATGTCGCTGGCCGGGAAAGCCGACGCGGTGACGTGGGGCAAGATCTGGAACGCCTGCGAATGGCAGGTGGCGGCGGACACAAGCCTGGAGGCGGGCAGCGATGCCTACTATCAGCAGGTGGCGGCGGTGTTCACGGACGTGATCGACCAGACGCAGGTGGTTGATGGCGTCATGCAGCGGACGCAGATCATGCGGGACAGCGACGCGCTGACGCGGCAGGCCACGTCCTTTATGGGTGAGCCGCTGAAAAGCCTGAATATCCTGATGCGGTCCTACGACGCATGGGTGTATGAAACGAACCCGCAGAAGCGCAGTAAGGCGCTGAAGCAGCTCAAGCGGGCCGTGGGCGCCCTGCTGGTAACGGACGTGGTGAACGCACTGGCGCAGTCCATCGTGGACGGCCTGCGGGACGACGACAAGGACAAGAAGTACTGGGAGCGCGTTTTGGAAGCCTTTACCGGCATTACAGGGGAGGAAAAAGACTTTGGCGAGGCTGTCAAGAACATCACGCTGCAGGGCAATGTGAAGGGCAACATCACGCTGGTAGGCCGTATTCCCTACGCCAAAGACATTATCTCCATTCTGCAGGGCTACACCGTAGACCGCATGGATGCCGGCGCGGTGGACGACATCGTAAGGGCCACCAAGTCCATGATCTCCAGCGCCAACGGACAGGGCAAAAAAACGGCGGCGTACAACGTTAAGCAGTTCCTGACCGTGGTCAGCAAGATCTTCGGCGTCAGCGTGGCGAACCTGGGACGGGATACCTGGGCCATTGCCAGAAGTATTGCCAGCGAGACCGGGAATGTGCGGCTGATGTTTGAGATGGAAAAGGCCATCTACCGCATGGACAAGAGCGCCGGGAACCGGAAAACGTGGTGCGAGCTGCTGTACCGGGCACAAAAAGACAGGGACACCGAAACGGCGCGTCTGATCTACCGGGAGATGCTGGCGCACGGCTATGAGGAGGCGGACGTGCGGCAGGGCGTGGAGGCCATTATGAAGCAGGAGCAGGGCGTAAACTCTGTGAAAGAACTGAGAAACCGGTGGATGGCACCGTAAAACAAAGAAAGGAGCAACAGGCGATAGGCGCAACCATCCTATGGCACCATCCCGCCGCAAGGCGGTCCGCAGGCCTGCGTAAGCAGGATGAACCAGCAGCACAGGGAAATCCGCGCCATGCTGAAGGGCATGGCACCCAAGAGGGCTATCGCATGGATCCAATCTTTTGAGTTACCACAAGAGGAAGCCCAGTGCATCGCGGAGTGCGATGTGCGGCGTCGCAGCTGCGTGGAGCAGGCATTTTGCATGAACGTGTCTGTGGACGTGGTAAAACGATGCCGGCGAAGGGCATACCGAAAAATTGCAGACGGGCTGAACGCAGAAAAAAGCCACACCTGAAAAGGTGTGGCTTTTTATTTGCCGCCGAAAGGGGGGACGGCGGCGTGTGTTGGGGGGTAGTCTGATTATACGGCGAAATAAGTAAAAACGCAATAGAGACGCGCTGATTTTTAACGCGCACTTATCAGCCACTTTATCGCCACTTTGAAATGGGCATATCCCTGTATGCTTACAGTAAAGAGAGGTGGTCGTGATGTTCGTGCGCTATAACCCAAACCCGGCTGGTAAAAACGTGGGGGATTGCCCGGTGAGGGCCATCTGCAAGGCCACGGGGCAGGGATGGCATGAAACGTATGTGCAGCTTTGTATGCAGGGGCTGGCTTTGGCGGATATGCCCAGTGCCAACAATGTATGGGGTGCGTATCTGAAAAAACTGGGATTTAGACGGCATATTTTCCCGGAGGATTACCCGGACAGCTATTCCGTGGGCGACTTCGCAAGGGAGCACCCGCGTGGTACATATCTTCTGGCGCTGGCGTCCCACGTGGTGTGCGTGATAGACGGAGACTGGCATGACACGTGGGACTCCGGGGCCGAAACACCTTTGTATTTTTGGGAAAGGACGGATGAGGAATGAACTATCCCTATTACGGAAACCCCTATATGCCGCCGATGCCGGATAACCTCGGCCAGCTCAGGCAGCAGCAGATGATGCCCCAGCAGATGCCGCAGATGCAGAACCCTATACCGCAAAGCGGCGTGCAGTGGGTATCGGGCGAGCAGGAGGCACGGAGCTGGATGGTGGCGCCCAACGCGGCGGTGGCCCTGTGGGACAGCACGGCGCCCACGGTGTACCTGAAGCAGGCGGACGCAAGCGGCAAGCCGACGCTGAAGGTATACGACCTTGTGGAGCGGCTTGCAAACGCGCCTGAAGCAAAAAAGGACCCCGGGGCGGAATATGCGACCCGGGCGGAGCTGGACAAGCTGGCGGCCATTGTGGCCGAAATGAAGGCCAAGAAAAAACGCAAGGTAGAGGAGGAAGAGGACGATGAGTAATCCGTTTTTTCAGGCGATGGGCGGGAACGTGAACCCGCTGGGGAATTTTGGACAGCTGGTGCAGAAGTTCCAGCAGTTCAAAACGAGCTTTCAGGGCGACCCGAAAGCAGAGGTAGAGAAGATGCTGCAAAGCGGTGCGCTGACGCAGGAACAGTTGAACCGGGCACAGGCGATGGCGCGGCAGTTTCAAAACCTTTTGTGATCAATATCGTGGCCACGATTTGATGAAATACATCTTTATCCGAAAGGAGTGACGACAATGGCAATTACTGACGGCGGCCCCACCATGACCATGCCTGTGGCCCCTACCGGCATGATGGGCGGCGGCTTCGGCGGCGAAAACGGATGGTGGGTCATCCTGTTTATCATCCTGCTGTTCGGCTGGGGTCGTAACGGCTACGGCAACAACAACGGCGGTGTGGTGGACGGTTATGTGTTGACCTCCGATTTCGCCAGCGTTGAGCGCAAGCTGGACGCGGTGAATAACGGCATCTGCGACTCCACGTTTGCCCTGAACAACGCTATCAATGGCGGCTTTGCTACGGCAGAACTGTCTCGCGCAAACCAGCAGGCGGCGCTGATGCAGCAGCTCAACGCCATGCAGATGCAGTCTCAGGAGTGCTGCTGCGAGAACCGGGCGGCTATCGCTCAGGTGCGGTACGACATGGCGACGCAGGCCTGCGACACCCGCAACACCGTGCAGACGGCGGCCCGGGACATCGTGGAGAACGCGAACGCCAATTCCCGTGCGATTTTGGACTTCCTGACGCAGAGCAAGCTACAGGATCTTCAGAGCGCCAATCAGGAGCTGCGCCTTGCCGCATCTCAGGCTGCGCAGAACAACTACCTGATCTCCCAGCTGCGACCTTGCCCCACACCGGCTTACATCACTTGTAATCCTTGGGCCGGTAGCAGCTATGGCGGATGCGGAACCGGCTGCGGTTGCTAACAACTGCATAGCACCAGCTGTTCGGGATTTCCGAACTGTTCAGCCCCGTGCTGATACTGACACAAACGCGGCGGGGCGATAGTCCCGCCGCTTATTTTAACTGAGAAAGGAATGATTTTTATGGCAGAATTTACTTCTGCGGCAATTCAGACCGTTGCTGCTGGGCAGAACGTTCCCCTGACGGAAACTGCGGTCAATAACAAGCCGTGCATCGTACACCGTGAGGGTGCCGGGGTGGTGACGCTGCGTGGAATGACAAACCAGTGCAGAGCGCTGTACAAAGTTACTTACGGCGGCAACATCGCCATTCCCACCGGCGGCGCCGTGGGAGCCATCACCGCTGCACTGGCCGTCAACGGCGAGGCACTGACCAGCGCTACAGCGACGGTGACGCCCGCTGCCGTGGAAAACTATTTCAACATCTACGTTTCCGCGCAGGTGTGCGTTCCGAAGGGCTGTTGTTTGACGGTCGCCATGAAGAACACCAGTACGCAGGCGGTCAACTTTGCCAACAGCAATCTGACCGTTGAGAGAATTGCGTGAGAGGAGGGACGACATGAACATGAAGGAACTTTTCGGCATCCGCGAGATGCTGTGTGACGAGCTTTCCGAGTATGCCGGCAAGCAGGAGATGGGCACCGGGGAGCTGGACGTGATCCACAAGCTGACGGCCTCTATCAAGAACATTGATAAGATCGCCATGTTTGAGAGCGGCGGGTACAGCCGTGACGACGGGTATTCCCGCGAGGATGGGTATTCCCGCGGCGGCGACTGGGATGCAAGCATCCGTGGTACGTATGGGCGCGGCAGCTCGTACCGGCGCAAGAGAGACTCTATGGGCCGGTATAGCCGCGATGACGGGTATTCCCGCGATGGGCATGCCAAAGATGTAATCGAGCGCATGATGCAGGATACCGATGACCCCAACGTGAAAGAGGCGCTGCGGCAGTGCATGCACGTGGTGGAGAAGGGATGACGTTGCTAACACGTTACTAACAAACGTGTTTTATAGGAAATAAGAAAATCCCTGTAACAGTTGTTGTTACAGGGATTTTTTTGGTGGAGACTGCTGGACTCGAACCAGTGACCTCCTGCGTGTGAATTATGGTGCACAAATATTTACAACTATTCTGGATGATTTAAGCGGTTTTTGGCGATTGTTTTACATAAAACTGTAACGTAAAACTGCATAAGACTTTTTTAGTTTTTTTCGGTTACTGACAAATTGCTAACACGTTCCACCTCTGATATGAGTTTTTCTGCGTCGGCGTGGACATAGATGTTGGCAGTGGTGGAGAAGCTCGCGTGGCCGATGATCTTCTGCAAAATTTCCGGCTGTATGCCTGCGCTTCTTGCCCATGTTGCGTAGGTGTGGCGCGTGGCGTGTGGCGTGTGCTTTGGGATGCCAAGCTTTTCCAGCAGAGGGTAAAAGTCACGTTTGCGGTAATTGGCGGGGATGCGCTGCCCGTCGTAGCCGGATAAAAGCAGATCGCCGTTGGCCCGGTCGGCAAAGTAGGAAAAATACTTCCTGCCCTCCGGACGTATTGGGATAACGCGGTCTCTACCGGCTTTTGTCTTTTCTCCGCCGATGACATACGTTTCGTGGTAGTCCACCAGCGGCAGGGAAAACAATTCGCCGATGCGCATACCGGTATAAAGCAGCATGAGGGCGATTTTGGCAGCATCGGAGCCGTCTTTTTCCAACAGCGCGATCTCGTCATCCGTAAAGATGGCTTTTTCTTTTTTGACCTGCTGGGGGAGCTTGACGTATTTGGCAAAATCGGTGGTGGCGATCTCCTCACGGACGGCCCAGCGGGACATCTGCGTCATGAGCTGCTTGTATTTGGACAGCGTTGAGTTGGACTTGGCCATGTTGCTGTCGATAATCGCCTGAAAATCCTTTGTACGCAGGTCGCGGAATTTCTTGCCGTGGAGACTGGCGCAGGCCTTATAGGAAATGTCGTAGGCTTCTATCCCCTTCGGACCTATTTCGCGGAAGTGTTCTGCTTTCCATTCCGCAAACACCTCAGAGAACGTCATGTTGAATTTTTCTTCAATCGGTTTGCCGGAGAGCTTTTCCAGCGCAGCCAGCGCGTCGGTTTTCCGTTCGTAATAGCCGATGATCACATGATTTTTGGCGGCGGCCCAGGGGCGTGTACGGCGGCCGGAGAGTTTATAGACTGTGCCGGCTCCGTTGGGGCGCTTCAGGGATTTGCGGGTTTCTTTGACCTGCTTTTTCCCGCAGATGTGACAGTAAACGGCGCCGGGGACAAGCTCGACGCCGCATTTTATACAAGTGGACATAGGGATACCTCACAAAAGAATAACAAGAAACTTGTGAATTACGTATATTGAAAACAAGAAACTTGTCATGTACAATGTCTGTGTAAAATAGAACAAATGTTTTATACGTCGAGGTTTGGCGTGTGCTTTTTTGCGTAACGCAAGTACATTACAAAAACGGAGGCAAAAATGCCGATGCCGGCGGCAAGCAGCAAAAAGACGATCCATGCGAATACACCGGCCTGCCCGCCCTGAATAAGCCCCAGGTTAGGGACGCGGTAGTCAAAAAAGATATATCCCACGATAACAGCCATAAACATGGCGCACAAAAACGTAAGGCCATAAATAGCAAATTTTGTGTCCCGCGATTTCTTGCGCTGGTATTCAATGGTTTTCGTCATCTGCTCCATGCTGCCCTCAAGGTGAGCTATGCGAACGTCCGCGTCATGAAGCTGCTTCTGATGCTTTAATTGGTCGTTGGCATGCGTCAATTCATCTTCTGTAGTTATGACCGGCTCTATCCCAAAGTATTCATCAAGAGACACACCGAGGGCGGCGCAGATGGCTCCGGCATTATAAACGTTGGGCGCTTTGGATTTGGAAGCAAAAAAGTTCCCGATGGTGGATATGGAAATTCCGGTTTCGTCTGCCAGGTCCTGAATGGTGATATTTTGGCGGTCCCTTGCTTCGCGGCACAATTCCTTTAACGTATCTTCCATTTTTTCCTCTTTTCCCCTTTTTGGCGGTCAATTATCCTAATTCTGTTGCGGAAAAACAGCGGTTTTCCCTTTTTGGCGTTGACCGACCCAACTTAAAACTGCTACGGTAAAGCCGCAGCAGACAGGCGTGATGGTTGGCGTGGCTGCTGCAAGCCCCCGCCGCCGTTGCGGAGGCGGCGGGGGCGCTCGGGTTGTTAAATTGCCATAATTGCAATACAAATCATGGCAAACGATATATATAAAGCAATTGATCTAAAGCAGGTGTAATTTTCAGACGCTTTTTCCATTATAGATGCGCACCAGTTCAAATAAATACAATAGCGTTCCATTGTATCATTAAAGCCAATAACATCATCTATTGGCGGGAACCTATCTGAAAACTTTTTTGGACAAGAACACTTTTCTCTCCCAAACCGAGTAAACAAAAAGAAAGTAATAATGGGGATTGCGGCAAAAATAAACCCCAAAAGTAGATAATCACGGTTTGTTTGAGCGCCCCATATATAAAGCAAAGTAATTGCTGAAGCGGAAAACAAAAACCATTGTCCGCAAAATGTCCAAATGCTTGGAGTATTACAATAGCTTAATAAATATCTGGATTTTGCTTCCCCGTATGTTTGTAGTATTGCAGGAGCACATTTTGTTCTTATGCATATTTCTCCAGTTGCCGGACAAATGCCATGATTATGGCTGATACCGTCATTAAAGATAAGTAATAAATCACTTGGCGGAACTGCATTTTCTATACATATTGTCCCTCTATAAGCACAATAACCAATAATAACTCCAACAACGACAAGAAAAATAAATCTTGAAATAATCCAAAATGGCGGCGGGAACATGTCGCGGCAAATAATGCCTGCAATAATAATTATCCCGCAACTGGCAATAAGTCCATCTTTCATATACATTTTATACATAAATACACCCCCTTTCTGGCACATATTATATAACTTGGTGAAGAAATTACAAGTGTAAGGCGGGGATTTTGGTATAATTGAATAAAACATGGGATAGGAATTGGACGATTTGACGAAGGAATGAGGAAGAAAATGGACAGAGAGTTTATGGAATTATTCACGCAGTTGGGGAACGGAGAGAAAGACATCATTCTTGCGGCGGCAAAAGCCCTTTTATCTGGAGGAGAAGCATCTCCTTCTGCTCCGGCGTAAGGCGGGAGAGCAAAGACAGCATTTCAAGATCGCGCTCATCGGTAACGGTGGGCGCGGTTTCTTTTTGCTCAGCGGTCAGAGTTTCGACCGGAACACCAAAATAGTCTGCTATTTTTTGCAAAGTTGCAGAATTTGGTTTGCAGCCTGATTTCCAGCGAGAAACAGTTGCTTTTGCAATTCCCATTTCAAGGGCTGCGGTAGTTGGCTTTATGTTTTTGCTGTTACACAGGCGCAGGTAGTTTTGAAAAAACATACAAATTACCTCAAGAATTTTGTGCAACCAAACGAAGTTTAATTTGTTAGCGTTTTTGACTTGACTGTCAACATCGTTAGCGTTATTATACGGTTATGGGTTGAATTTGTTAGCGTAATCATAGAAGGGCGGTGGTGAGACGGCCCGTGGGTAGCGGGTCGCAGGGCGATGAGGCGGTGCAGATAGCGCTGCCGTTCGTGATGCATGATGTGTGGCAACTTTATAGTATCACGAAAAGTAAACTTTTGCAACTATAAATTTGAAAGGAGAGAAGAAATGCCGGAAGCATGGACGGGACGACTGATCGGGAGGATGCACAACAACCGCATTACCTATTCCGACCTGGGCGCAGAGCTTGGGGTCGGAAAGGCGTATGTGTGCCAGATCCTGAACGGCGTGAAGAAGCCGAAGGACATTCAGAAGCGAATGGAAACCGCGCTGGATGCCATCATCGAAAGGAGAAAGAAATGAGCAGGATCTCGACGCTGACGCCGCAGGACGCGGCACAGTACCTGCGGGACCGCGGGTTGAGCATATCGCCGGATACGCTGCGGCAGGGCATCCGGCAGGGTGTGTATCCCTTCGGGATCGTGATCGAGATGGAGCGAAGCCCTGTGTTCCAGATCTTCAAGAAGCAGCTGGACGCATGGATCGCGGAAAGGACGGTGGAGGAATGAGTTGGTTTGCATGGGCGCTGGCGTTTATCGGCGCGGCGTGGCTGAGCTGGGCCATCGTCAAGGGCGTGGAGGCGCTGGGGCGATGAGAGAGCGGAACAGGCGGGCGCGGGAATACTCCCGGATGTGCCGGACCAGACGATGGTGCAGGCGTATGTGGGTAGTGGCAATCGTCCTGTGGGTGATGCTGCTGGTGCTGGTGGCGTGGTGCCTGACGCTGCCGCCGGTGCAGGAGGACGTGGTGCAGTCACCGCCCACAAGGGAGATCGCGGAGCCGGAGGCGGAGAACGTGCTGGTATGCGACATCACCGGGTATTGTGCGTGCTGTACACCCTACGCCCACATGAACCAGCGGGACGGCAAGGTGCTGACGGCCTCCGGACAGTGGGTGGCCATCGGCGAGGCCGTGGCGGTAGACCCGGACATTATCCCGCTGGGCAGCACCGTAACGCTGGGCGGCAAGCAATACATAGCGGCAGACACCGGCGTGTACGGGTACACGGTGGACGTGCTGATGAGCCACGAGGACGCGGCGCAGGCCGGTGTGGTGAAAGCGCTGGTGAAGTGGGAATGATCGGACTGGTGAACCGGACGGCTCCGCCCTGCCAGGGCTGCCAGCGCAGACACGCAAGGTGCCACGGGGAGTGCGAGGACTACAAAGCGTTCCGGCGGGACGTTGAGGCCGACAAGGCGAAACGCTACGCATCGTACAGCGAGGGCGACTTTTACAGCATGAACAGCGCAAGGCGAGAGAGCGCCAAAAAGGCAATAAGAAAGAGGGATGGAAGATGAAGGTTTATAAGGCAACAGACAAGGACATGAAATGCCGTGGTTTTCAGTATGAGCTTGGCAAGACAGCGGAGGCCGATGGCGATATTGAATTGTGCAAAAATGGGCTGCACGCCTGCGAAATGCCGTTGGATGTGCTGGACTATTACGCGCCCGGCGATGGCTCCCGCTATTTCGAGGCGGAACTGGAGGATGTCAACAGTGAGGAGCGCAGCGATGACACGAAGCGCGTCGGCAAGAAACTGACATTGAGCGCAGAGATCGGTATTCCTGGTTTGGTCAAGGCACAGGTGGAGTACGTTAAGGCACAATGCGACTTTGACAACGCCATCGAAAAGGCGAACGCTGAAAAGGAAAACCACGCCACCGGCGTGAGGGGCGCAGCATCCGCCACCGGTGAGAGTGGCGCAGCATCCGCCACCGGTGAGAGTGGCGCAGCATCCGCCACCGGTTTGAGGGGCGCAGCATCCGCCACCGGAAAAGGATGCGTGGCTATGACCACGGGGTTTTCCGGTCGTGTAATGGGAGCGATCGGAAATGCTATTGTGTGCGTAGAGCGCGGATATAACGGAGAGATTGCTGCCATCCTTGCTGGCATTGTGGATGGTGAAACGCTGAAACCCGGCGCGTGGTATACCGTTAAGAACGGACGGTGGCAGGAGGTGGAATGATGAACCGATTGAAGGAACGGCGGCAGGAGCTGGGGCTGACGCAGGAGGCGGTTAGCGGCATTCTGAAGCTGGCAGACCCACGGATGGATGTGAGCATGGTGAGCCGGTTTGAAAACGGCGCGTGCTTGCCCACAGAGGAGGTCATGACAGCACTGGAGGCGGCGCTGCGTACCGACCGGGCCTACCTGTACGGCGAGGAGGACAAGGCCGACATTCCCCAGCGGACGACGGAAACGGAACGCATTGCGGCGCTGATACCCCACGGGCGGCGAAATGCCATCAGCCGGGAAGACCTGGCGGCGGCGCTGCACACCACCGACCGGAAGATGCGAAAGGCGGTTGCCGAGGCAAAGAAGCAGGGTTTGATGATCTGCAACGACGGGGACGGGTACTACCAGAGCGACGAGCTGAGCGACCTGTGGCGGCAATACAGGCGGGAGACGGCGCGGGCGATGTCCATCCTCAAGGCGCGGAAGCCTATGCGGGAAGTGCTGAAAGCGGCTGGGAGGCTGGTATGAGCGTGTTTGACTACAAGGAGCCGCTGGCGGAACCGAAGCCCTACAAGGTGCCGCGATGCCCGGTGTGCGGCGAGGAAACAGATACCCTGTACAAGAATATTTACGGCGAGACCGTTGGGTGCGATGTGTGCATCCGAACGGTGGACGCATGGGATGAGATGCAAATACAGGAGGGAAAAAGAAATGCTGAAATCATTTAATGAGTTGGTAAAACTGGATGTGCGTCCTTTTTGCGATGTGCGAGATGCGAAGGACGAGAACGGCAAGGTCATTAAGGTGCCGTATTTAAGTTGGGCAAGGTGCGTAAAACTGCTACATGAAAATGGTGCGGAGACCGTGTGGTATGCGCCGGTGGAGTGCCCGGAAACAAAAACATACTTGTGGCCTCAAGCAAAGGTTGTCACCAGCAAGGGCCGGGAAACGGAGTGTTGGTTTGTACGGGTACTCATCCACATCGACGACACAGAGTACACCTATGACACGCCTCTTTTGAATGGGTCTCTTGTGGTGTACTCCGACACGCTGAACCAGCTTAGGATCAATAATGCGCTGGCTCGTGCGTTTGTAAAGGGCGTTGCTGTTCGGACAGGATTAGGTTTTGACTTGTGGGCGGAGGGCGACAGCGACGACGGAGAGGACGATCTGAGCCGCCACAGTATTTGGGCGGTCAAGGAGCGCTTGGAGCGTTTGATCACGACAAAGGAGCGCAACGGCCTCAATCACAGAGACCTTCTGTCTGGGCTGGAGATCAACGACAAGCAACTCCAGAAACTAATGAGCTATTTTGCATCTCTGGATAATCTGGAAAAGGCGGTCAGCAAGCTATGATACGCAACCACGACAGAAGCGGGTGGTTTGGCGCAAGCGACACCGCCACCATCATGGGGAACTGGAATACAGATACGTTTCGAAGATGGTGGCTGGTGAAGTTGGGGGTCAGGAAGGACAGGTTTATTACGCCGGCAATGCAGTGTGGCACGGCTTACGAGCACAAGATACTTGATGCGCTGTGTGTAAAGACACAAGACAGGCAGATACGCATTCGGTCGCTACGTTTGCGCGTGAACTATGACGGGGAAAGCAGACAACTCATTACCGAAGTGAAAACGCATAGCAAGCCTGTATTCAAGGTTACGAAAGCGTATTGGCAGCAGTGCCAAGTGGAGATGTTTGCCAGCGGATGCGGATTGTTCCGAAAGAGAAAATTTTGCAGGATCGTGGCATACCGCGTTACAGAAGACGAATTGTTTAATTTTTTCCTGCCAATAGACGAAAACAGGTTGACACAGCACAAGGTTGATTATGACGCGAATTGGGTCGAGGGGTGTTACCTACCTCGCCTTAGGTATTTGGCAAAATGCCTACGAACAGGACATTGGCCGCAGGAGGAAGAATTATGCAGCAGGTGACAGTCGATGGCGCACGGTGGCAGCAGGACAGTGATGGCGCATGGCTGGCGCTGCGTGTGAAGTCGCCGCAGACCGCTATGGACGTGTGCGACGCCATGAAGCCCGGCAAGGAGTACAACGTGACCATCAAGGGCAAAGGCCGGAGCCTGAACGCCAACGCCTATTGCTGGGTGCTGCTGGACAGGCTGGCGGCACACTACGGCATCTCCAAGCAAGAGGTGTACCGGCAGGAGATACGGAACATCGGAGGCGTGAGCGAGGTGCTTTGCCTGCGGGAAAAGGCGGCGGATGCGTTTTGTAAGGGCTGGGAGCGTAACGGCATCGGCTGGATGGCAGAGACGTTCCCCAGCAAGCTGAAAGGCTGCGTGAACGTAACAGTATGGTACGGCAGCAGCACCTACGACACGGAGCAGATGTCGCGGCTGATAGATGCCGTCGTGGAGGACTGTAAGGCGGTAGGTATTGAGACGATGACGCCGGCAGAACTGGACGCGCTTGTGAGCCGGTGGGGAGAGGTGAGCGCATGAACAAGCTGCACATACAGCCCTGCTGGACGTGCAAGAAGTGCTACGGCGATTGCAGCTGGTCGATGAAGGATCCGGAGCCGGTGCCCGGATGGGACGCCACGCCCACGGCGAAGAAAAAGGGAGGCCGCAAGGCTGGCATTATGCACAGCTACGCCATCCACAGCTGCCCGGAGTACGAGTGGGACGGGACGGAGGAAGCGTATGGAGAGTAAGAGATGCTTTTTGTGCGGCAGGAATGACCACGGCGACCCATTGGAGAAGCATCACCTGCTGGGCGGTGCCAACCGCAAGAAAAGCGAAAAATTCGGCCTTGTGGTGTACCTGTGCGGCAACAGGTGCCACAGGAACGGAAAGACAGCCGTACACCGCAGCGGCGAACAAATGCGCAGGCTGCGGCGGTACGGCCAGCTCAAGGCCATGCAGGAGCAGGGCTGGACGGAAGAGGACTTCCGCAGAGAATTTGGAAAAAGCTACTTATAAGGAGATTTGAAATGCTGAACAAGATTTTCATCATGGGTAGATTGACCCGCGATCCGGAGCTGCGCAGGACACAGAACGGCACCGCCGTTGCCAGCTTTTCGTTGGCGGTAGACCGGGACTTTAAGAACGCAGACGGCACCAAAGAAACGGACTTCATCGACGTGGTGGCGTGGCGCGGCACGGCGGAGTTCGCTTCCAAGTATTTCACCAAGGGCCGCATGGCGGTGGTGGAGGGCCGGCTGCAGATGCGTGACTGGCAGGACAAGAACGGCAACAACCGCAGGAGCGCCGAGGTCGTGGCGGACAATATGTATTTTGGCGACAGCCGGAAGGACACGGACGCGCAGGGCACGTTCCCCCGGACGGACGTCAAGAGCCAGCTCATGGAGCTGGACGAGGACGACAGCGATCTGCCTTTCTAAGGGGGTGACGTGAATGGGCAAGATGCAGGAAGAGATCAAGGCGCTACGCAGGCAGAACACGCATTTGCAGAACGTGGTACAGCGGCAGCGGCAGCACCTGTCAGAGCTGACCGGTGCCGTGCAGGACTACAGGAAGGCCATTGCGGCTCACTATGTGGCCTGTGCCATTACTTTCGGAGAGAAACGGGAGGACTGCGGCGTTATGTGGGGCTACCATCTGGAGATCCCTGCGGAGCTGGTGGCGCGTGGCCTGACGGACTACACCGTGCGATACGAGCTGGACAAGGAGCGCGGGGTATACGTCATAGGCGCTATGCCGAAGGAGTGAGGCCTATGGGCAAGTGCTACGTGAAAGCCTACTATGATTGGATAGAGCAGACAGCGGCGCTGTCCGATGCAGAGCGAGGCCGTCTTTTTATCGCCATTCTGGAGTACGCGAGAACTGGCATCCCGCCGGAGTTGGAGGGTGCGGAAAGCATACTGTTTCCTGTGTTCCGGACGATGTTGGACAGGGATGATGAGCTTTCCGCTGAACGGTCAAGGAGCGGGGCGAAAGGCGGTAAGCAAACACAAGCAAGCGCAAGCAAAATCAAGCAAACCGAAGCAAACGCAAATGACCTCAAGCCTACTAAGACAAAGAAAGAAGACAAAGACAAAGACAAAGACTTATTCCCACCTGACGGTGGGAGTACGCGCGCGAAGCGCTTTACCCCACCCACACTGGCAGAGGTTCAGTCCTACGTGGCTGAACGCCATTCGGCGGTAGACCCGCAAGGCTTTATTGACTTCTACGAAGCGAAGGGCTGGATGGTTGGCAAGACCCCCATGAAAGACTGGAAAGCGGCTTGCCGAAATGCTGAGAAGTGGGAACGGTGGGGTCATGCTCCTGCTGTACCTGTCGGCAAGACCGACGGTGCGCGTGACGCATGGATGGGCAAGTACATCAAGGGGGCGAAGCCATGAACGCGGGCATCTGGAGGATCGCCACGGCGAAGCTGTGCGGACAGTGCATCCGGGACATGGATGACGAGTATATCTTCTCCCCCATGTGGCGGCGGACGCTGGGCGGGGAATGCGAGCGCTGCGGAGAGAACCGCATCGTCCATGAGGTGCAGTACACGATGAACAAACGAGGGCTGGAGAAAAGAGGGAAACTGAATGGGCCTGATGAGTAACGATCTGGCGCGGCTGTCCCCGGCGGCACAAAAGCAGGTCGTGGAGAAGATGCGGAAACCGGGGAAGTACAAGGCGCAGAAGGCAAAGCGCGGGAAGCTGACCTTCGACAGCAAAAAGGAGGCGGATCGCTACGACGCTTTGATGCTGCTGCAAAAGGCCGGGGAGATACGGGGGTTGAAATTGCAGGTGCGGTACTGCTTGCAAGAGGCGTACACGCCGTTTGAGGGCGAACGTGTGAAAAGTATCGACTACATCGCGGACTTCGTGTACGAGCGCAGAACGGCTCCTGACAGCTACGGACAGCGGTACTGGTTGCCGGTGGTGGAGGACGTGAAGGGGATGCGCACCCGCGAGTATGCCATGAAAGCAAAGCTGTTTCGTAATCGGTACGGCTTTGCTATACGGGAGGTGTGAAGCGTGAAACAACAAATCGCATTGAACGTAGACTGCATGGAGTATATGCGGACGCTGCCCGACAAGGCGTTTGACCTCGCGGTAGTAGATCCTCCGTATAGGGGCGAAAACAAAGCACCAACAAAATGGATGCGGGATAGCATGAGCTGTAAAGGGCTGTTTCTCGGAGGAGTTCCAACAGATGCATATTTTGCAGAATTAGAGAGGGTCAGTAAGGCTCAAATCATTTTTGGCGCAAACAATTTTGGACGTCCATTCAAAGGGTTTATATCATGGGACAAAGGAGTTCGCGGGGCAGACAGGTATTCGCAATGCGAGATCGCTTCGCTATCAGATAATTTATCGACGGTTTCAACTATTGCAGAAATCCCAATTTACGGCAACTACAAAGATAAAATTCACCCCACACAGAAGCCCGTGAAGCTGTACGAATGGATATTGACGCGCTACGCCAAGGAGGGCGACAAGATCCTCGACACACACCTTGGCAGCGGGTCAAGCCGTATTGCGGCCTATAACCTCGGCTTTGACTTTGTGGGGTGCGAGATCGACCATACATATTACGATTTGCAAGAACAACGGTTTCTGGAACATACAGCGCAGGAAAGGTTGTGGTGACAAATGGGCAAGCAACATTTGAGCCGGGACGACCGGATTTTTATGGACGGCAAGCGAAGAGGTACGCAGGAGTGCATGGACATGGTGGCGATGGCACTGATCGACAAGTGCGGTTGGCACGTCCTTGAGGAGACAGCGGACAGCCGTGACACGCAGAGCATTGCGTACCTGTATGAGTGCCTGGAGAAGCTGGCGGAGGAGATAAACGAAGGCCGCATCAAGCGCAAGCACATCAAGGACGTGCTGAAGGACGAGTGCGGCGTGGTGTTTGGAGATTGAGATGAAAGTTTTGGAGTTATTTGCCGGGACACGGAGCATTGGCAAAGCGTTTGAAGCGCGTGGGCACGAAGTGTTTTCCATCGAATGGGACAAGCGGTTTGAAAATATCGACTTGTACGCAGATATTATGACTGTTACAGCAGCTGACATTATCCGGGAGTTTGGCAGACCGGACGTGATATGGGCCAGTCCGGATTGCACAACGTTTTCCATCGCGGCGATAAGCCACCACCGGCGCAAAAATGAAGAAACAGGGAGCCTTGACCCTGTAAGCGAGTATGCGAAGTTCTGCGATAAGGTAGACCAGCACGTTCTTCGGTTGATTTTGGCGTTGTCCCCCGTGTATTGGTTTATCGAGAACCCGAGGGGCGGTATGCGGAAGATGACGTGGATGCAGGGCTTGCCGAGATATACGGTCACGTACTGCCAGTACGGAGATACGCGAATGAAGCCGACGGACATCTGGACAAATCACCCGGATCCGGGATTTAAGCCGCCATGTCACAATGGAGATCTGTGTCATGTGGCAGCGCCGAGAGGGGCAAAGACAGGGACGCAGGGATTAAAGGGGAGTATGGAACGATCTGTTATCCCCAAAGAATTGTGCGAACACATCGTGGACATTTGCGAAGGTGGCATGATGACGTGCGAGCTGGGATAAGGAGGAATGACATGACAAGAGACGAGATCGTGACCGCGCTGCGGTTATGCGCGACAGACGAAGATGAAGACTGCATCAAGTGCCAACTGCACCCGGAGGAAGAATGCATCCACAAACTAAAGAACTCCACCGCTGACCTGATTGAGAACCAGCAGCGGCACATCGAGGCACTGATGAAAGCCAACGACAGTTTGAAAGATGTCATTGCACGGCGGGATAAGCAGATAGAGGACATGAAGCGGGGCATGGCACAGCTGGCAAAGGCTGTGGCGGTGAAGGAGGAACAAAGCGAATTGCACACCATAAAGAACGAGCTATGCCAATACTGCGGAAAGTACAAACAAGCACACGAGGGTGCGTGTGATGGGTGCAAATGGAGGGATATGTGATGACCAAATACGTTTGTGATATTTGCGGGAAAGAGATCGAACTTCCAAACGGTATTATTGACCTGCCTTACCGTTACTTTGATGGCCGTTGTTTTGGGAAACTTATGGTGCATGATGAGTGTTGGGAAGACCAGTGCAAGAGAAATGCGGTGAAGGAGGAAAAGTAAATGGATGCTCTGAAATTTATCGAGGAGCGCAGAAGAATGTGTAAGACTACCAAAAGGTACTCGCCTATTATGGTCGATGGAATTTCACCCAAGGACATTGTAAAAGAAGTAGAGGAATGGTCTGCCGCACACCCGCGCAAGACGCGGCAGAGCGTGTTTCTGGAGCAGTGGCCGACCGCACTACTTACCAAAGAGGGAACTTTTGCCGCGTGTCCTATGCTTTTTTCTTCCAAATACAGGAATGCGGACAGGGAATGTGCAAGTCCTTATGAGTCCTGCGACGAATGCCGCCGCGAGTTTTGGTCGCAGGAGGTGCATTGATGGACAACCTCTTACAGAACCTTGCTTCAGCGTTATGGATTACGATAGGCATTCAGGTCCTTGTCTGGCTGAAGCATTGGAATAAGAAGTTCAGTGACCTGTATGACGAACTGAAATGGGAGATGGGGAGATGGAGTGATGACTGAATATATTAAAAGAACGGCAGTGTTTGAACAGTTCGACAATGCCGATGCGGACGTGTGCGAAACAGATGACTTCGGTGGAGTTGACTATGGGTTTGGCATGAAGAACATCAAGGAACTCATAAATGCAATCCCCGCCGCTGACGTGCCCCCGGTGGTGCGCTGCAAGGACTGCAAGCACTACGAAATGGGCGTTTGCCTGAAAATCTATTCGGACGGCAATGTACACCAAGACGCATGGCAGCGTCGTAAGCCGGACGACTTCTGCTCATACGGTGATAGGAAGGACGGCGGCGATGCAGAAGGGTGATGTGATCCGGGCGCGGTTTATGACGCTGCCAAGCGAGTACCCCGGATCCGGTGCCAACGATGAAAAGCGTTTTCCTGTCCGCAAGGGTACGGTGGTATATGTGCATCCGGCAGGGCGGTACATCGTGGCGGAGTGCGGCGGGGTGCGGGAGACATTCTTCCCAGAGGAGGTGCTGACATGAGCGAATTCCCGGAACGGCTGAGAAAGCTGCGGGAGAGAAAGAGACTGAAGCGGTATGTGCTGTCGGAGCGCTGCGGGCTGAACTCGGACGCCATACGGCGGTATGAGCTGGGCACAGCGAAGCCGACGATGGACGCGCTGAAGCGTATAGCGGATGAATTCGGCGTGTCGGTGGACTATCTGATGGGCAGGACGGACTATCCCTGCGTGGTAGATATTGCCGAAAAATAATTTTGAAAATTCCACTTAAAAGTGGAAAAATTGAAAAAACGCGCTTTATCATGGGAGATGCAGGGGCAAACTCTGCATCTCCATTCTTTTTTCTTTTCCCCCTTCTTTTCCTGATGGGCGGGGCTTCGGCTCCGCCCGGAGGGAACAATATGCCGCACGCACGAAGCAGCTCACGATAAGAGCCGGGAGGTCGCATCTTCCATGCGGCACCAAAAGCGGAGGACACTACCGCTGGGCAATGGCATAGCGCCGCCCTGAAAGTGTGCCGATGCGCTGGCAGACCGCTGTAAGGGATGCGTCCCAAATAGTCTGCTTACCAAAAACAGGACTTCCCGCACCTCTTGGCAATGTGTCCCAGGGAAGACGTTGATGATCTGCTGGTAGAGCGCCAGCAGCATAATCAAAATAAAGCTCAATGGTTTTAGGTGAGGCGAAAGCCGGGTACAGACGTGCCAATGACAAAGGCCAGTGGTGGGAGGCCGGTGCGTCAGGCAAAGCGAGGTGATAACATGGCTGCGAGACTGACAGACCGGCAGAAAAAGAAAATACTGGCGGATTATCTGGAAAGCGGCAGCTATCGCGCCACGGCAAGGAAAAACAACGTAAACCCTACCACGGTGAAGCGCGTTGTTGAGGCAAGCGACGACTTTGAACAAAAAGCCGCGGAGAAAAAAGCACAGAACACGGCAGACATTCTGGCGTATATGGAGAGCCAGCGTGACGTGGTGTGCCAGATCATCGGAAATGGGCTGGCGGTGCTGAATGACCCGGCAAAGCTGGCGGAGGCCACGCCCAGCCAGATCACCACGGCGATAGGTACGCTGATCGACAAGTGGACGATGATGAACAAGGCATCGGACAATGGTGAGAGCGGCGTGGTGCTGATGCCGGAGGTCAGGGATGAGTAGCGTGGTATGGCGGCCGCAGGAGAGACAGGCCATATTTATGGCGCGGCCGGAGTATGAGGCACTGTACGGCGGTGCTGCCGGCGGCGGCAAGAGCGACGCGCTGGTAATAGAGGCGCTGCGGCAGGTGCATATCCCGTGGTACAAGGCGCTGATATTGCGAAAGACGTTTCCGCAGCTGCGGGAACTGATCGACAAGACGCTGAATTACTACCCCCGTGTATACCCCAAGGCCAGGTACAACGGCAGCAGCCACACATGGCGGTTTCCCTCCGGGGCGCAGATCGTGTTCGGCAGCATGAACCGGCCCCAGGACAAGATACAGTACCAGGGGCAGGCCTATGACTTCATCGCCTTTGACGAGCTGACGCACTTTACGCAGGAGGAATATGAGTATCTGAAATCCCGAAACCGGCCCAACGGGCCTGGGACGCGGGTGTATATGCGCTCCACGGCCAACCCCGGCGGCGTAGGCCACGGGTGGGTGAAGGAGCGCTTCATCACGGCAGCGGCGCCGATGCAGACCATCACGGAGGAGGCTGCGTGGTACACGCCGGACGGCAAGAAGCACATAGGGCAGCAGAAGCGGATCTTCGTGCCGTCCTCGGTATTTGACAACAAGATACTGATGGAAAACGACCCCATGTACGTCCAGCGGCTGGCCAGCATGCCGGAGGCGGAGCGAAACGCCCTGCTGTACGGCAACTGGGACAGCTTCGAGGGGCAGGTATTCACGGAGTGGCGCAACGACAGCGACCACTATATGGACAGGAAGAACACCCACGTGATCGCGCCGTTCCGGGTGCCGGAGGACTGGGTGATCTGGTGCGGACTGGACTGGGGCTATTCCCGGCCATTTTCCGTGGGGTGGTACGCCGTGGACCGCAACAGGCGGATGTACCACATACGGGAGCTGTACGGCTGCACGGGAACGCCAAACCGGGGCGTGATGTGGGAGCCAACAAAGGTGGCGCAGGAGATACGGCGCATAGAGGACGAGGACCCCAACCTGAAGGGGAAGCAGATACACCGGGTGGGAGACCCGGCCATCTGGCAGAGTGACGGCACGGAGAGCGTGGGCGCGCTGATGGAGCGGCAGCGGGTGTACTTCGAGAAGGGTGACCACGCGCGGATCAACGGCAAGATGCAGGTGCACCACCGGCTGGCCTTTGACGAGGATGGAGTGCCCATGCTGTATGTGTTCAGCACCTGCAAGCATTTTATACGGACGGTGCCGAACCTGGTCTATGACCAGACGGACGTGGAGGACATCGACACCGACGGCGAGGACCACATCTACGACCAGCTGCGGTATGTGTGCATGCGCAACCCCATAGGGCCGCGGGAGGAATACAGGACGGTGGAGCGGCCGTATTCCCCGCTGGAGGCAGAGGACGAGTACAGGCCCAGCCGGTACGCATTTTATCAAGTGTATTAAGGAGGAGCGCATGGAGAGATACGGCATCCCCGGCATCGTACCGGAGGAGCAGGACATGGCGCCGGAGATGGCTGCCATGCTGCTGCAGCGGACAGAGCAGACGCCCACCATCACGGACCGGGACGTGGAGCGGGGCATCGACCTGCTGACGAAGTACAAGGACGGCAAGAGCAACCTGGAAAACCGCATCGTCAACGACGAGCTGTGGTGGGAGCTGCGGCACTGGGAGGGCATCGGTCAGAGCAAGGCAAAGCGGGTGGACAAGAGCGGCAAGGAGGTCACGTCTACGCCGCCGGAGCCCAAGCCTTCCTCCGCGTGGCTGTTCAACACCATTCAGAACAAGCACGCCGATGCGATGGACAACTACCCGGAGCCGGTGGTGCTGCCCAGAGAGAAGAGCGATGAGCAGAGCGCCAAGACACTGAGCCAGATATTGCCGGTGGTGCAGGAGTACAACCACTTTGAACAGGTGTACTCCGACAACTGGTGGGAGAAGCTGAAGCACGGCACGGCGGTGTACGGGATATTCTGGAACCCGCAGAAGGACAACGGGCTGGGCGACATCGAGATCAGGGACATCGACCTGCTGAAGCTGTTTTGGGAGCCGGGCATCACGGACATCCAGAAGAGCCGGAACCTGTTTATCGTAGACCTGGTGGACAACGACCTACTGGACAGCGAGTACCCGCAGCTGAAGGGCAAGCAAAAGGGCAAGGTCGTGGACGTGAAGGAGTACATCTACGACGACAACGTGGACACCAGCGACAAGAGCGTGGTGGTGGACTGGTATTACAAGGTAAAGACACCGGATGGCAGGACGGCGCTACACTACATCAAATTCGTTGGCTCCACCCTGCTGTACGCCAGCGAGAACGACCCGGAGTACCGGGAGCGGGGCTTTTATGACCACGGTATGTACCCGGTGGTGCTGGACGTGATGTACCCGGAGAAGGGCACGCCCATCGGCTTCGGGTATGTGGCCATCTGCAAGGACCCGCAGCTGTACATCGACAAGCTGAGCGCCAACATTCTGGAGAACGCCATGATGGCCACGAAAAAGCGTTTCTTTGTCAGCGACACCACGGCCATCAACGAGCAGGAGTTTTTGGACTGGAACCGGCCGCTGGTGCATGTGAACGGGCCGCTGGACGACGGACGCATACAGGAGATCGTGACGCAGCCGCTTTCCGACATCTATGTGACGGTGGCGCAGATGAAGATCGAGGAGATGAAGGACACGGCGGCCAACCGGGATGTGAACTCCGGCGGCACCACCAACGTGACCGCGGCGGCGGCCATTGCCGCCTTGCAGGAGGCGGGCAACAAGGCCAGCCGTGACATGATCTCCGCCAGCTACCGGGCGTATACGCAGATCAACACGCTGTGCGTGGAGCTGATGCGGCAGTTTTACGACCTGAGCCGCAGCTTCCGCATTACAGGCGAGGGCAGCGAGTACCAGTTTATCGACTTCGACAACACCGGTTTGCAGGACCAGGTGACCGGGCTGGACACGATGGGCAATCCCATGTACCGGCGGCCGGTGTTCGATTTGAAGATCAAGGCGCAGAAGAAAAACCCATTTAGCCGCATGGAGCAGAACGAACGGGCCAAGGAGCTGTACGCAATGGGCTTTTTCGCACCGGAGAACGCACAGGCCAGTTTGATCGCGCTGGACATGATGGACTTTGAGGGCATACAGACGGTGAAGGAGAAGGTCATGCAGGGGCAAACGCTGCTGAACATGGTTATGCAGATGAGCCAGCAGCTGGCAGCGATCACCGGCGTTCTCATGCCCCAGGAGGAGGCGCAGGCAGGCGGCGGCACCAATGCCGCAGAGAGCGTCGGAGGCGGCGGGGACGGCCTTGCAAGCGGCATCATGGAGGCGCAGACGCCTATGACCGGGTACGGCCAGGCGCTTGCCAAGCGGAGCACACCCAGCGTATGACAGAGGTAACGCTGCACCGCGGGGACAGCTGCTCCGTCAGGTGCAGAGGACACGCCACGGGCGCACCGGACGTGTGCGCGGCCATAAGCTGCCTCATGTACACGGCGGCGGGGTGGCTGCACAACACGCAGGAGGCGGAGCTGGTGTATGAAAAGCTGGACAGCGGGGATGCGTACCTGCGTTGGCACGGCGGGGAATGGCTGTACGACCTGCTGAAGATCGGCTTTTTGCAACTGGAAAAGGCGGCGCCGAAAAAAATTTCTGTAAAATTTTGAAAATTCCACTTTTAAGTGGAAAATTCAGAAAAAGCAATGGTACCGTGGGAGGTGCAGAGGCGAACTCTGTACCTCCCTTTTGTTCCGGGCGGCGGGGCGGCGGTTATGAGACACCGCTTCGCCGCAGGAACGGGGACGCCACACGGGAGCGACATGCCCGCGCATTTTTAGGAGGACAAGATATGTACCTTTTTGACATGAGCCTTTGCCTGTTTGACGGCGAGGGCGGCGGGGCGGCAGCTCCCGCAGCACAGGGCGAGACACAAGCAAGCACTGGTACCACCCGCCAGGGCAAAACGGGCGCGCTGAGCGACGTGAAGTACGGCAAACAGCCGGAGAGCGAAGCACAGACGGAGCAGCAGCCTGACGCCGGGGCTGAGGAGAAGGTAAAGGACGTGGAGACCACGTCCGACGCGCTGGAGGCCAAGAAAAAGGCTTTCAGGGAGTTGATCAACGGGGAGTACAAGGACCTGTACACCCAGGAAACGCAGCGGATGATCGACCGGCGCTTTAAGGAGGCGCGGGAGAATGAGAAGCGGATGAAGTCCTACCAGCCGGTGCTGGACACGCTGATGGAGCGCTACGGCATCGACGACGGGGACGCCGCGCGGTTGCTGGAGGCCGTGGACAATGACCACGCCTACTGGAGCGAGGCCGCCGAGGAGGCGGGCATGAGCGAGGAGCAGTACAAGGAGTTCCGCCGGCTGAAGCGGGAGAACGCCGAGCTGCTGCGGAGCCAGCAGGAGCAGCAGCAGAACGAGTTTTTCCGGGCGCAGGGCGAGAAGTGGTACAAGGAGGCGGAGGCCATGAAGGGCAACCCGCTGTACCAGGGCTTCGACCTGATGCAGGAGCTGCAGAACCCGGAGTTTCTGAGCCTGCTGAAGGCCGGGACACCGGTGGAGCACGCCTACCGCGTGCTGCACTTTGACGAGCTGATGGGCAGCGCGGTACAGGCCGCGGCCGCCAGCACGGAAAAGAAGGTGGCAGACTTCGTCCGCGCAAAGGGCAATCGTCCCAACGAAAACGGCACCAACTCCAACAGCGCGTTCGTAACAAAGACAGATCCTTCAAAGCTGACAAGGGCAGACTTTGAGGAGATCGAGCGGAGAGTGGCAAGAGGCGAACGCATTTCGTTCTGATCTCCCACGGCTCCGCTGCGATATGCTGAAAGGAGCTATGAAACTATGATGAATACCATTTGTGACCTGTATCTGATGCCGGTGGTGCTGAACCTGTTTGACGGAAACACCAACACCACGCTGGACCCCGGTCTCAGCGACGAGATGAAGACGTATTACTCTATGCGTCTTATCAATCTGGCCGAGCCGGAGCTGATCCATGACCAGTTTGGTCAGAAGCATCCCATCCCCAAGAACAGCGGCAAGACCATCGAGTTCCGCAAGTACGACAGCCTGCCCAAGGCGCTGGTGCCCCTGACCGAAGGTGTGACCCCTGCCGGCCAGAAGCTGAGCATGGGCGTCATCCGTGCGACCATCAAGCAGTACGGCGGTTACATCGAGCTGTCCGACATCCTGGAGCTGACCGCTATTGATAACAACCTGGTGCAGGCCACCCGTCTGCTGGCCTCTCAGGCCGGCCGTACCTCCGACACCATCACCCGCGAGGTGCTGGCAGGCGGCACCAACGTGGTGTATGCCGGCGGCGCCAAGGATAGAAGCGAGCTGGTGGGCGGCGACGCCACTGAGGCGAACAACAAGTACCTGAGCGTGGACGACATCCGCAAGGCCGTCCGTGCGCTGAAAGTCATGAACGCCCAGAAGATCAACGGCTATTTCGCGGGTATCATTCACCCCGACACCGCCTATGACCTGATGAGCGACAAGAAGTGGGTGGACGTGAAGACCTACTCCGACCCCGACGGTATCTATGAGGGCGAGATCGGCAAGATCGAGGGCGTCCGTTTCGTGGAGACCACCGAGGCAAAGATCTTCCACGCGCCTGACCTGGTGATCGCCGACGGCAGCAACGCCGCTGTGCGTGACCTGACCGTCAAGAGCGCGTCCGGCAAGGTTATCACCGTTAACGAGGCCCTGAGCACCAACCAGGCAGCCGCGCTGACCGGCCGCGAGATCCTGGTGGGCAGCGA